CTGCTACATTGGTGAAAGCAAGAGCGACGAAACCTTCGCACGAATGTGCAATATCATGGCAAAGGACGAAAAGACCTTCCTTGGGCAGTCGCCTGAGGACTACAAGGGCTACCATGTCGCAAACTTCAACGATGAGACCGGCGAGTTTAAGAGCATCGAGCCGGACAAGGTGTGGGAGGGCAAACCGCATGAATAAACGATACGAGGAAGGGCGCAAGCCCTTCTTTTCAAATCCAGGCGAAAAAATGAGAAAACAGTATGTCTGGGGCAAAGACGAAAAAGGCAACGAAAAATTAATCGAAACTGAACCGATTGACATTCAGGCAGAAATCGAAAGCTATGCAGATGAATGTGACATCAAAAACATCGTCCGCAAAGCAAGTTTCGACCCACAGTTTGCTAAAAGTCTGATGGACAGCACAAAAACAGACGAAATCCTGGACATCACGGAGTGGCCAACCGACATTCACGAGTATCACGCAATGATGGCAACAGCACAGGCCAACGCAATGAAACTGCAGCAGATGCAGGAAAACACAAAAAACAAACCAAAGAAACAAGAGGAAAACAATGAACAGGAATAATGAGAGGCACTTCAACCAAGTACCAGAAACGCACGTAAGCCGAACACGATTCAAACGAGACCAGAACATCCTGACAACCTTCGATGCAGGTAAACTCATCCCATTTTATGTTGATGAGGTTCTTCCGGGTGATACATTCAGCGTAGATACGGCAGCAATCATTCGAATGACAACGCCGAAATATCCTGTAATGGACGACGCATATATAGACTTCTATTACTTCTTCTGTCCGAACCGGATTTTGTGGGACAATTTCAAACAGTTCATGGGTGAAGCAGACGATAAGCCGTGGATGCCGTCAAAAACGTACACAGTACCACAAATCATAGTAGGAAACAAAAGTATATGGCCTAATCCAGACAGAGCATACCCAGACGAAGGGACAATTCTGGACTATATGGGAATCCCGGCAAAAAGCATCAAAATAGACAAAGAAGCAGAATACAGTATCAATGCACTACCGGTCAGAGCTTATGTGAAAATCTGGAACGAATTTTTTAGAGATCAAAACGTAGGAAACCCAGCAGTACTGAACACAGGAGATGAAAGTACAGAATACGCATCAGGCGGACCAATAGAAGACGAAATCTCTGAAGAAACAATTCTAAAGAACGCACAAAATGGCGGATACTGTTTACCTGTAAACCGCTTCCATGATTATTTTTCATCGTGTCTGCCGTATCCTCAGCGCGGGCCGGAAGTGACAATTGCACTAACAGGAAACGCACCGTTAAGAGCCTACACAGAAAAAGAACTGACCGACAGAAAAGTAGGAACAGGATATTTCAACAACGAATATAACACCGGAATAGTAAATCACACAAGCATCTCATTCACAAACGAAGGAACAAAATTCGGCCTAAACAAAAACAACAACGGAAACACAGCACCAGTAATCGATGGACAATACGTCCAGACAATGAGCCGAGATGATGCAAACTTCTTTGACGCATGGTTAGGAACAGATCTAAGCAACATCGAAGCAGCAACAATCAACCAGTTACGCCAGGCCTTTGCAGTTCAGCACTATTATGAAGCGCTGGCACGTGGCGGCAGTCGCTACCGCGAACAGGTAAGAGCACTGTTTGGAGTAAGCATCAGCGACAAAACCGTTCAGATTCCGGAATATTTAGGCGGTGGACGCTATCACGTCAACATGAACCAGATCGTACAGACAAGCGGTCAGGAAGCAAACAACGGAACACCAATCGGTGAAACAGGCGCAATGTCAGTAACTCCTATCAATGAAAGTTCCTTTACAAAAAGCTTTGAAGAGCACGGCTTTGTAATTGGTGTTATGTGTGTGCGTCACGACCACAGCTATCAACAGGGACTTGAACGATTCTGGAGCCGAAGCGACAGATTGGACTACTATTTCCCGCAGTTCGCAAACATCGGCGAGCAGCCCGTAAAAAAGAAAGAAATCATGCTGACAGGCACAAGCACAGATGAAGAAACTTTCGGCTATCAGGAAGCTTGGGCAGACTACCGCATGAAACCGAACCGTGTTAGCGGCAAAATGCGAAGCAATGCAGACGGAACACTAGACTTCTGGCACTACGCGGACAACTACAACGAAGTGCCGACACTCAGCCAAGAGTGGATGAAAGAGGGAAAAACCGAAATCGCACGGACACTAATCGTACAAAATGAACCGCAATTCTTTGGAGCAATCCGAGTAATGAACAAAACAACTCGATGCATGCCACTGTATAGCGTGCCGGGTCTGGAAAAACTATAAAGAAAGGAGGAAGCCCGGAGAAATCCGGGCCATTTTATAATGGCAGGATTAGGAGCAATGCTAGCAAGTGCAGGAACATGGCTAGCAAGCCATCCAGAAGTCGTAACGACAGGAATGTCACTTCTTGGAAACGGACTATCAAGTTTCTACGGACAGAAAAGTCAAAGCCAGAGCCAAGGCAATAACATGAGCCAGAGCCAAGGCGGAGGGCAAAGTACATCCATGAGCGCGGGCGGCACAAACGACAAGCAAATCATGGACTACCTCAACAAATACTATCAATGGCAAGGAGGACAAAACGCTTTTCAAAGTAAAACAAACCGTCAAAATATGTTAATGCAGATGGGCTATAACACATTAGGAGCAATTCAACAGGGTATTTATAACCACATCGAGCAAAACGCCGCTATGGAATATAACAGCGCCGAAGCATTAGCAAACAGAGAGTTCCAGGAACGTATGAGCAATACAGCATATCAAAGAACCGTTCAAGATATGCGAAAAGCAGGAATCAATCCCATCTTAGCATACGCGCAAGGCGGAGCAAGCACACCGGGCGGCTCAGGCGCAACAATCACAGGCGCAAGTATGGGAATGCCAGCATCAAGCGCACTGGGAGTATCAGCACTAAACGGCAACGTACCAAACAGTTACTACAACCGCAGCGAAAGTAAATCACAATGGTATCAGTTGGCAGAAGCCGTAGGAAATCAGATGAGCACAAGCTACAGCAGTCCATACCAACTAACTGAAGATTTGCTGAAAACATGGAAACAGCTAGAAAAGACAGACAAAACAGTGCCGTTTGAATCAGGAGGAGGAAAATTCAGCAAAAATAGAGGAGGAAAAAGAAATAAATGAGTTGCTACAAGCCGTTAATACGACTGTACAACCCGAATGATAGAGAACAGAGCGGGCGAGTATATTCACTCGCCCGCTTTTCTCAGTTGAGCGGGAAACAGCTAAAATATGAAGATTTAATGTATAATCCAAAGATCATGTTAATTCCATGCGGACAATGTATAGGATGCAGAATCAGACAAAGGGAGGACTGGACAACACGCATAGAGCTGGAAGCACGAGACTATCCGAAAGAAGAAGTTTGGTTTATAACGCTAACGTATGATGATGACCACGTGCCGGGCATGATAGTAAAAACAGGTGAAATCATGCGAAAAGTACAATACACGTGGAAGCCGGGAGAGAAGCGCCCTAGCAGCGTTCAGATTTTACTATATGAGGATATTCAAAAGTTTCTAAAACGCCTCAGAAAGGCTTACAAGGGCAAATTACGCTATTTTGTAGCGGGTGAGTACGGAGAACAGACAGCGAGACCACATTACCACATGATTCTATACGGATGGAAACCAACAGACCTAGAAAATCTATACAAGATTCAACACAACGGATACTATACCAGTGAATGGCTAAAAGGTCTGTGGGGAATGGGACAAATACAGATAGCGCAAGCAGTTCCAGAAACATATAGATATGTTGCAGGATACGTTACAAAAAAAATGTACGAAATAGACGGTAAAAAAGCTAACGTATACTACGAGCTAGGGCAAACAAAACCATTTGCTTGCATGAGCTTAAAACCGGGTCTAGGAGATAAATACTATCAAGAACACAAGGCAGAAATCTGGCGACAAGGCTACATTCAGTGTACCAACGGAAAAAGAGCACAAATACCAAGATACTATGAAAAACAAATGGAAGCAGAAAACCCACAAAGATTGTGGAGAATTAAACAGAACCGACAAAAAAACGCAATGCAGCAGAAGAGACTACAGTTAGAGAATCAAGATTATAAAACCGTCTTAGAGACCAAAGAGCGTGTCACGAAAAAACAAACGAAGAAGAGCGGTATTTTATAATCGGTGTCACCTAGCCCAGTACCTATCAAGTAAGGTACTGGGCATTATTATTCTAATCGCGCACACACGTGCACGCGAAAAGCCACACGCGCACGCGTGCGCACGTATTATAATATAACTTGTTGTAGTAGTAGTAGTAGGGTATGTGGAAAAGTTGAAAACAGGAATAATTCTACGTTATCACGTGAAAAGTAGAAATAATTACTAGTTGAAAGATTTGTTGAAAACTTGTTGAATTGTTGAAACACTCTATTGTGTTAAAGTTTAACAATGTTGAAAAGTTGAAAACTATGTTGAAAATGTTGAAAACCTAATAGAAGCAATCCGGAATCGAACGGGAAAGCCACGGCCGCGCTTCGCTGGAAGTTGCGCCGCGTAGCGCGCAACAGCGGCCATATAATGAAAAATTCTTCAAAAAAAACTTGACAAAATCAGAAAAATATGATAAAATATAATCAGAGAAAGGAAGGTGCCAAAAATGAAACACACATACGAACTCAGAAAACTTGAAGCTGACGACAGCATAACCACGGTACTGGTACTAAACGCAGAACCAAAATACGCAAAACAAAGAGCAGAAGACTACGCAAACAGGCACCCGGGGCTGTACAGCCTACAAAAAGTAGAAACAGTAAAAATGTATTTCACCGAAAAAGAATAAACCAAACCCGGAGTTGACAGCTCCGGGTTTTGTTGTTATAATAAAAAAAAAAATCGCCGCGCTTCGCGCAGCAGAGAGGAAACCGCATGAAGCACGTGAACTATGTAAAAGCAGACTTCGGAAAAGTAAGCGAACACTTCAAAGCAAGAGAATTTCAGTGCAAAGACAAAACGAAAGGACTGCTGGTAGCAAGAGAACTACTTGAAACACTGGAAAAAATCAGAAACCACTTTAATGCACCGGTCATCATAAACAGCGGATACAGAACACCAAGCTGGAACAGCAAAGTAAACGGAGCACCAAACTCATACCACTGCAAAGGGATGGCAGCCGATATCGTAGTAAAAGGACACAGCAGTCAAGAAGTCGCAAAATATGCAGACGGCATCATGGAACAAGGCGGCGTAATCAGATACACAAATTTCACACATATTGACGTACGTGAAGAGAGATACAGAAAGGGGGTATAAAAATGGCATTGATTAAGGTCAAGGATCTGCGAGAAGCAATCCAGCTGATTAAGACAGTCCTTGAAAAGCTGGATGAGATTTACCACATCCTGAAGGAAAAGGAGTAAACATGCTACACAAAACATGGAATGTAAGAGACCAGACCGAAGAAGATTTAAGGCTGGAAGCGGATAAGTTATACCGCGAAATCGAAGCCGAATACAAAATAATCAAGAAAATTTCAGACAAAGAGGAAGCTCATAAAATCATTGACCGAATCTGGATAATGAAAAAATGGGCAAACGACATCCAGTTAGAGCTAATGCGAAAGGAGTACAACAATGAAGCATAGAAAGAAAATGCCGATGAAAACCGACAAACGCATGTTCAATGTGACGGCACGAAAAACGAAGAGTATCAACCTGAGCCAGAAACCCATGCGGGGCGGCATCCGACTGTAAAGGAGAAAAAACATGATTCACAATTACTACGGCATCTACGACAGCGTAGCAAAAAGCTACTGCTACATTGGTGAAAGCAAGAGCGACGAAACCTTCGCACGAATGTGCAATATC